ATAACAATGGCGTTTGTTGTTGAGTTAGCCCAACCTGTACTCAAGTCATTTGATGTAGCAGCCTGACCTGTGTTGCGGTAAAAGTAACGCTGGCAAGCGGCTAATTCTCCTTGGATTGTTCCTGCATAGGTTCTGAAAGGTAGTGCAACGCTTCCGATGTCCAACTGAACACCAGTCAGTTCAAAGTAATCAGCAGCCCCAGCAGTACCAACTGGGGAATCAAAAAAGATAAATCCAAATTGTGTAGCAGTTGAACCAATAGAAAAAGTAGCGGTAAATCGCTGCCAAGTAGTTGTAAGTGTTGAGTTTAGAGTTAAAACTGTACTCTGACCTGTAAGCCCAGTCCAAAGTGATTGGTCTGTGCCTGTTCCAGTATATGCCTCTAATTTTAGTGTGCTTGAAGCGGCAGAAAAGTTAGCACCTGCGCGAGCGTAAAAACTCATTGTGACAGTTTTGCCAGCAAAAGGAATTGAATTAACTGACTCAAAAACTTGAGAAAGATTTATATTATTTGTAGCAGTCGTTCCAGAGTCTCTTTGTGCTCTTACGCAATATTGAATATTAGGCAGGTTCGTTGTGTCATTTGTTGCTTGGCGACTATAAGTTGAACCTGTTGTATTTCGATACGCTTGCCAACGATCAGCAGCAAACGCTGTTCCTGAACCTACAACCGAAGTTCCGCGCTGCCAGATTTGCATTGCTGAGTTCAGAACTGGATTAGCCTGAACAGTTCCAGCCGTATAGCGTAAGCCTGTTGAAGTGGAACTATCTGCTACGAGTGTCTCGCCATTGTTGCCTACAGCTAGGCGGGCAGGAGTGTCTGCCGCACTTGCAGCGATGAGATCACCCTTAGCGTCGACGATAGCGTTCTGGATCGCGTTAGAGTCGTCCTGAGCTACCCATGTAAAATCCATGTTCGTGTTAGAAGCTTTCGATAATACTTGGCCAGTAGTGCCACCAAGAAGATCGCCCATAGACGTGTCGATAGCGTTGCCCAGCGTACGGATCGCAGCCGCGCCGTCTTTTACTAGATCGGTGTCGTCTGGCTCTTCCCAGCCGAACAAGGGACTTGTTGCCATGTTTGCTCCTTTATGCGACTACTGTCGCGTGATTCCAGTCAAGTGTAGAAGATAAACTGTTCCAAGTTTCGGAGACACTCACGTTCTCCCATTTCATAGATTGCAAGCTGAAAGCTGTAGGACTTAGATTTAGAGTTATTGCCAGTCTGTTGTAACCAGCTGAGAAGCTCCAGCCCTCGACGAATCCCTGAAAGCGGCCTAGAAGAATGTTCGGCGGTAGATCTGTTATGTCTAGCGGAAGTCCCATAAACACGTTAAGGAGTGCGTCGCGATCGCTGTCCTCGATCGAGTCGTTACCAAGCTGAAAAGTAATCGCTTGGAACTGCGCCTGTGGGAATGCTCGAAGCCCTAGATAGAAGTTAGCTTGGCTTGTTGCGTCGACTCCGTTTTCGATGTTTGTCGCGATGATCTGGGCCTGTTGTCCGTAAATCCCGATCGACTGGGTATTTGTCGCCGAAGCTTCTTGGCTGTTCTTGTACTGAATCGTTACCTTATTTCGGACGTCTGAAATTCGCTTAATAGTGGAGATTCCAGAAGCTATCGCTCCGCCAGCTGAAATCATTGTGTAACCGTTATCGGCTAGATACTGGCTTCGATGTGTACTGTCCGCGTACCCGATTCGGCCAGAAGAATCTTCATAAATGTAACCAAGTCCAGAAGTGGCTAGTAAGTTAATAAGCGAATAAACGTCCGTCGTAGAAGCTGATCGAGCAGTAAGTTCGTAATCACCTGGGCGATCGATCTCTCCAAGTCCTACGTTCTCGGCGTTTGCCCAAGTCGTAGTCGCGTCATAATCTGCCCATGTTAAAGCAGGAGCTACTTCATTCCAGTTATTTTCAAGTAAATCCGAAAGAATCGTGTAAATCTGATCGCCGTCGTAAGCCTTGGACAGAACGCCTTCTGTAAGGCTAACTGGCAGCTTAGATAAAGCTCCAAGAGCTGTAACTCGGATAACTTGATTCGACTGATTTCCGTCTGTGTTTAGGACTGAGACTTGAACGTCTGTAACGTCTCCGCCGAATAGATTAACGAAAGTTCCAGAAGTATTCTTAACCTTAATTAACACGTTATCGTTAACGTCGATCTCGATCGGAGCTTCGTTTAAGTTGATAATCTCGACGAAGCAGTAGCCAGCTCTAGGCTGAGAATAGATGTCCGTACGGCCAGAAGTGATCGACAGCGTGGCTAAAGTTATGTTTGTGTAATCTCCGCCACCGTTGATCGTGACCTGCCATTCGGGAATCCAGACAGTCATTAAACGCTCACTAATCCGTTAAAGCCACCGCCACCGCGAGCGGCTGAGTTATTAAGAACTTCGACGACTGCTCTAGCTGCGCCTTCTGGATCTCCGACTATGCCCATGTTAATAGTGATCCGCTCGGCTGTTGAAAGACCGCCAGTAGCATTTGATCGAGCTAACGCGTTACCCGCGCGCTCATTACGAAGTCTTTCCGTCTCTGCCTTTAATTCTTCACGTCGCAAGATTGCAGCTTGCATGGCTGGAGAATAAGCAGATAACGGCGCGCCTGTAAAAGTAGGAGAATCGGCAGACGGAGCATAAGTTCCGCCAGTCTGGAATCCGCTAGTGTCAACAGTTACTCCGCCGCCATCACTTCCGAAATCTACAGAAGCTTTTAAGCCCTTACTGTTTCCACCGTCGAACAGATTAGTAATCGGGTTATTTTTAATAAAGTCGATTATCTTCTTCACACCGTTGTAGGTATTAGTTAAGAACGTGACGAACTTTCCGAAAGCGGTAACAAGCCCGCCGATGATTAGGCCGATTCCTTCTAGTGCCAGCTTAAACGCTCCACCAAGGATCGGAGCTAGATTATCTTTTGTAAAACTCCAGATAGCCTTAAAGAGTGCTAGAAGTGGAGCTAGTTCGTCCGAGTTATCGGAGACCGCTCTCTTTATCGTGTTAAACGCATTCGCTAAACCTTGAAGAGCTGGCCCGAAGATTGCGCCGAGTGCTGGAATGAACTCGGTCGCTAAGAAGTTCCAGAACTTTAGAATGATTGGTAGAAGATCATCGCGGACGACCTTAAAGATAGCCGTAAACGCTGGCCCCAGCGTTACGGATAATCCAGAAGCGAAGTTCTGAATAGCAGGGATTCCCTTATTGACGAACGCCGAGACCATTGGAGTAATTGCGTCTAGGACGTAAGAACCGACAGTCTCTTTAGCTTCGTCGAATGCAACAGTAAGACGCGCCATCTTTCCTTGGAAAGTGTCGGCTTGCTTAGAAGCTTGTCCCTCGAAAGTTTTAGCTAGTGAAGCTGTGATCTGCTCCATGGACATAGTTTTAAGCTGTGCAGAAGATAGTCCTACGCCTAACTTTCCGAGAGCCGTAGTGTTCCCCTCGGCTGCGCGGGCCATCGCGTTCGTAACGGCCTCTAGACTTTTACCGCTGCCCGCTGCGACGTCGATCGCGATCGCTTGTAATTCTTGGGCTTTCTGGACGTCTTTTGTAGCTTTAACAAGTCGATCTAAAGATGGGCGAAGCTGATCGTCTGTAAGTCCTGTTAAAAGTGACGTCTTAGTTATCTGTTCTTCTACAGCTTTAATCTGTGCGTCTGTCGCGCCAGTAACGTTCTTTAGAGACGTGGCGAGCTTGATCTGAGCGGCTTCGTCTGCGATCGCTGACTTAACGCCGTCGATGAGAAGCTTACCCGCGTAAGCTGCGGCTGCGACTGTGGCAGCTGCAAAAGCGGCAGCGGCTACCTTTCCGAACTTGCCGATCTTGTCTGAGAAGCCTTCGACTTCATTCTGTGCGCCTTTGACGCCCTTCTTCAATTCGTCGAAGTCGGCGTCGAAAGTAATCTTAATCTTTGGAATGCCAGCCATTACTTAAACCTCAATTCGTCCGCGATCTGTTGAACCATTAGCGCGTATTCGCGAGCGATGATCGGAACGTAAAAGTCGACCGCTGGAGCGATCCAGTAGCCGCGCTTATTAGATGGAGCCTTGAAGCGATCGGAATAAACGCGACCAGCTGAGTCGATTCCTCGATGTGATCCGTATTCTGTTCCCCAGAGAAGCGCGCCCGCTGGAGCTGCATTCTGGCGAACCTTGTTCCCTTTACCGCTCTTGGAAGCTTCTCCGCCGTACTTGCGACCGACCTTCTTAGGGCCGCCGATGTCTACGCGAATAAGACGATCGCGCTTGGCTGTAATCGTCTGAGCTACGAGCTTAGTCTGTGGAGCTGGCGCGCCCTGTGCGCTCATCATGAGCTGACCCGCTAAACGCTGAGATAAAGGTAAAGCTCGATCACGAACTAGTTGCTGATACTCCGCAGGGAATGATCCTAGAAGCCCAAGAAGATTCTTAAACTCGTAAGGATCGACAGTAATAGCATAAGTGCCGCGGCCCTTTTTATCTGCCATTCTGTCTCTCCAAGATCTCGATCGCTGTTAGTAAATCTTCCGTCGTCTGCCATTCGCTCATAGGGATTCGAGTAGCTATCGCCACTTCGACTAGAGTCCGATTTAAGCTTCCGACGGGCCAGCTTTTGGGTCGGACTTCTTACTAGTAATTCCCTCGACAGTCTCGATCCAGACCTCGAAAGGCTTAACAGGATTTCCACCCGCTTCGCGCTTCATGGCGTGATAAGCCAAGAAGTTAAGCCCTTCGAGTCCTAGCTTAGATTCTGCTTCGTTCACTGTTACGTTGAACTTGCGTTCCCACTTAACCCACTCGGGATTAGCCGATACGAATGTAGCGACCTCTCCACTGAGATAAGTTACTTCTAGTTCTATTTTCATTTATTGCTCCCGATTCTGTTTTTTAGCTGAATGTCTCTGTAGGTGTTCCCACGACTGTAAAGCTAAGGCTAACAGTCTGCGCGCTTGGTGATGTGCCGCCCACGCTTGGGAATACTGGAAGAACGTTAAACGCGAACACTGCGCCCGTTACAGCTGTAAGAGATACAGCTAGAGTCGTGTTTGGTGATGTCTCTGCCGCAGCCCATAGAGCTTCACAGAGTGAACCGCTTGCGCCCCAGTCTGAAAGCATTTCGACGTCGAAAGTCCACTGCTTATCTACCGATTTGTAAGCTTTTCCTGCGAGTGTGTCGTACGTGTCGATCGTTACGTCCGCGCTGAGCGTTGCGGCTGTAGCTTGTTCATTGTAAGAAGTAGTCGCGATCGTAAACGAAAGATCGCGCCCAGTGATTACGGTCGTGGCCATGTTATCTCCTAGTTTGTTTGTGTGTAATAAGTCGACAGCTGAATCTCGCAAGCGAGAACTTCTGACGCGCCGACTGCGACGATAATCGGATTCGATACGTCTCCGACTTCGTACCCTGACGGAATAGCCGCCAGAATGCTAATAACGAGCTGCTCGATGTTGTCGAGCGCGCTCTGATTGTCATAGATCGCGACTCCGACAGTTAGAACGAAGTTAACGCGTAGTTTGACTTTATCTTTACCGAGTAAAGATGGCTGTAGATAAGGAGTGTTTGGAACTAAAGCAGCGAACGGAACGATCGGAGCTTCTGGAACTGAATCGTAGACGTTAGCCGCTACTCCTGCGATGGCAGTCTTTAGCGGGTTACGTACAGATGAAAGAATCGTGGAAGCTGTCACTAGCCGACCATCGTTCCCTCGTCGATGTAATTACCGAGAAGTCCGATAACACGATTTAGCAAGCTTCGGCCCATGCGATAGGGCGAACTCTGAAAGTCGATTCCTTCAATCTGTCCGCCCGCAGCTGTGCGAGATTGAAAGACTTCGATAGATACTGCATAGATAGCAGACTCGATCGACGCGTTACCCGCGTAGATGGTCGCAGCTGAATAACCGCTAAGAGTTGCAGAACCGTTTGGAATAATCGCATTACGTTCAACGTCCGAGCCAGAATTAGCGTAACTAAAAGAATAAGGACTATCTATAACAGTTACAGTATGAGTTCCGTCAAAGTTTTGATGTCCGATCGAAATTACAACACTAGATCCCACCACGAAATTATGTGGAGTTAAAGTCCATAATCTTGCGACGTTTGATTTACGCTCGTGATAATTAACAGAAGAGCGATAGGAAACCAACAGCGGGAGAATCGACTGCTCGGCTGTGTCGATGATGTCGTCTAGATAAGCGTCTGAGTAGAGGGAAGAGCTAACGCCAAGGACGGATCGCAGCTGTGCAGCTGTAATTATGTTAGGCATTAGCTCTTCCTTTCTACTGCTCGACTAGCTCGGGAGCGAACTAGCCGATGATTGGTTTAGGCGATTAAGCCTTGTTGTTCTTGAATGCGCCCGCTGCGATCTTTGTCGCTAGTGCGCCATAACCGTAGTAGCCGACAGTAATCTGGCCAGAAGCGATTACGTCCGCGCGTAGGCGGAATGTAGGTCCTTCGTACCATGTGTAAGCGTCTGGGTTAACGATTAGCATAGTTCCGTCTGCGTCTGTTGCTGCAAGTGATGGATCCACGTACAAGTCAAGTCCTGCGACAGTTCCACGTAGTGAATCTGGACGAGCTACACCGCCCGCATTTTGTGGCTGCTGAGCTGTGTAAATTGGACGACCTGAATCGTTTAGAGTCATGATGTTAGCCCACTGGCCAGTTCCCACGATCATGTTCTTAGCGAATCCGTTTGGAAGTCCAGCTGTTGCTCCGTAAACAGAAGCAGCACCGCGAGCGACTACGCCCAAAAGTTCCGCAGCTGTTGGATAAGTTGTAGTAGTAGTTCCGTCCGCTGTTGCAGCTGATACTAGAGCAGCTGATACGTAAGCGTTTTCTGCCTTTGCCTTAGCTGCCGCCATGTTACGGATTAGTTCGTCGAAGAATGCTGGAGATGTGCGATCTAGCAATTCGACAGAGAATGTCTGTTGTCCTGAGAACTTCTTAACGTCTACAGAGATAAAAGCTGAGTTCTGATCTGTATCTGATGGAGTTCCGTCTTCGGCTGTCACTGCAACAGTTGGAGCTACAGTGATCTTAGGAATCTCGAAAGTCATTCCAGCGTCTGGAAGAGTTCCACGAGAGATCGCGTCGATAGATGGACGGATAAGTGTTGAAAGTCCGTTTACTACCTCTGCAAGTTGACGAGTTGGGACTAGGCCCGCGTTGTCTGTTGTGTTGTCTGCTGCGAGAACGTACTGGCGAGCTTGATCGTCGCCCATCGCTGCGCGAATAGTGTTTTCCACGTACTTAGCAGCTGTAAACTCCAAGCGTGGCTTAGTGAAAGATCCGCCTACGATTGGCTTCGCTGCGGCTGTTGTTGACTGAGCAGCTTCGACCGTCTCGACGGTTTCCGCGTTTGTGACGGTGTTGTCCACTTCGTCTCCTTCTGTTGTTGGTGTTACTTCC